CATGAATTCCTACAAGTTCAACGGCCAAGATTATTTGGACACCAACCAAGATGAGGACTACAACCAAAATAGCGTGTCGACATTGGTTCATCAAGTTGAGAACTTGCAATCCATCGTGCAGTTTAACCAAATCACGATGTACAACAACAACCCAGCAACCCGTTCAACGGATTCAACCTTGTGGGATACCATCCCTATGGAGGAACAAGAATCAATCGGGTATGTGCAAAATATCACGGCCACATTGAACCCATGCAAATATGTATGCACCGATGGTGGGCAATATAAGTTCACGGGCATGGCTTCGTTTGGTCAAAGTGGAAACAAATCAATTGAATATGCCATCCAAATTAACGGCATCAACACAACGGCATATGCGGCCACGGATTCCAACTTCCATAGTATTCAAATTGACACCATTTTGGATTTGGCACCCACGGATGAAGTAACATTTGTTTGGAAAATGTACACGGGTGGTTCGCACACCATCACCATTTTGAAATCCAACTTTTTAATACTCAAAAAATGATAACATTAATCATAAAATTAGCACAATCCCAAGAATGGTACGGCGTTTCACAAAATGTGGAAATAGCCAAAGGAAAATACCAATACAACCAAACACTAAAGCAAGTTGCAAAACAATATAAAAGAGCATACAAGTCATGGCGGAAGAAATAAATTTTAAGATAAACGCGGACACCAAAAAGGCCGAAAAGAACATTGATGGCCTTGAAAAAAGTTTAGGTGGTTTAGGTGGACTTTTTGCCCGTGCGGGTAAAGGTGCGAAATCATTTGGACAAACATTGTCGGGCATGGCCAATGCCGTTAAAACGGGATTGGGATTTGGTGTGTTGTTGGGGGTATTGGATACCTTTAAAAATGTATTGGGAGAAAACCAACAAGTAGTTGACTTGATGAACCAAGCCATGGTTGTGATGCAAGGTGTGGTGAATGGTGTTATTGAGGTATTGAAACCATTGTTTGTTTGGATGGGTAAAGCGTTCAAGGATCCGCAGAAATGGTGGAATGATTTGGTTCAATCTTTTAAGGATGGTGCTGCGTGGATTAAAGAAAACATGATTGACCAAGTGTTGAACAAGTTTGTGGAATGGGCAAACACCGCCAAGATTGCCGTGTTGGAACTGCGAAAGAACTGGAACGAATTCACGGGAGATACCGAAGAAGCCAAAAAGATAGGCGCAGAAATTGAAGCACTACAAAAACAAAACATTGCATTGGCAGAGGCAAACGCCAAGAAGATGCAGAACATTCGTGGTGTTGTGAATAGTGTTGTTCAAGGCGTTACAAATGCGGTTACTACAATTAGGAAAGCAACCAAAAAGGCATTTGATAACAAAGACATATTGGCCGCTGCGGAAGCCAACATTCAGAGGTTACAAACCCTTTACCAAGGTATTGTTGAAAAGTACGATTTGATGGCTGAAAAGCAACGCCAATTGCGTGATGATGAAAACAAAACCATTGCAGATAGATTAATTGCCAACAAGGAATTGCAAAGGGTATTGGCCGAAGGTGAGCAAAAAGAAAAAGAAAACATCCAAGCCCGAATGGGTATTCTTCAAATGCAACAAAATTTGTTGGGTTACAACAAAGACCGAGCAAATGAAGTATTGGCGTTACAACAAGAATTAACGGGCGTTACTGCAAAGTATGCGGGGTTAATGTCCGAAACACTTACAAATGAAGTATCATTGGGGAAAGAAGCGTTGGACATTCAAAAGTCAATCAACGAATCCAAGTTGTCACAAATAGAAATCACCAACGAAGCGTTGTTGGCTGAAAAACAAGCGGCAATTGAACGGGCGGATTTGTTGACCAATGAATTTGATAAATTCAAAGCGGTTAAGGATGCAGAAAAGGCATTAAGGGATGAAGAAATGCGCCAACTTGAAGAATTGAACGCAAAACGCCAAGCGGACTTTGACACCCAATTATCACAACTCACAAAGGGAACGGCAGCGTATCAAGATGTGTTGAACCAAAAGGCGGAAGCACAAACCCAATACGATGCGGACAGAAAAACCAAAGAAGTTGAATTTGCCACATGGTCTGCACAAAATGAAAAGGCATTGACCGAATTCAAAATCAGTCAACAAGAAGCATTGGCAAGTGCCGTGACGGGTGCGTTACAATCCATTGCAAGTGCAGTTGGTGAAGAAACCGCAGCGGGTAAAACATTGGCAATTGCAAGTGCCATCATTGATACTTACATGGGTGCAAACAAAGCATTGGCAGCGGGTGCAGGTACACCATTGGGATACATCAACGCAGCGGCCATCATCGCAGCGGGATTTGCCAATGTTCGTAAAATGACGGCAACGCCCGTGCCAGGTGCAAGTGATACGGCATCAACCGCACCAAGCGGACCAAGTGTGTCAATCGTGGGTGGTTCAGCCGACCCGTCAGCGCAGATTGCAAGGTCATTGGCACAACAAAACCAAAAGCCAATCAAGGCGTATGCAGTTGCCACCGACATGAGTACACAACAAGCCCTTGACCGCAGAATCCAACAAAACGCAACATTCCCAGGATAAATCGTTATATGGTTATGCAATTAAAAGGTATTAGAGTAGAATTGGGGTTGTTGGATGATTTGGTCAACATTTCCATAGATGCTAATGACAAAGCATTGATTGGTTCAAACATTGCCAAGTCAAGACAAATGCTTCAAGATTCAATCAAGGTTGCTAACAATGGTTTAGCACAAGCCAAAAAAGGTTTGGAGATGGCAAAAACCTTGGGTGATGAAAAATTGACGGGTGCGTTCAATCGGTGGATTAAAGTGTTTGAAGGTAAAATCAATCTTGCCAACAAAAATATAAAAGTATTAAATCAATTAGATATAGCATAAAATATGAAAACATCATTTGAAAAATTCATGGCATCAAGTGCCGTTCAATCAGTTGAATTAGGTGAACATAAAGTTGAATTAGCCTTGCTTGACGATGTTACAAAGGCAAAAAATGGCTTTGAGCAAAGTGCAAAACAAGCAAAGTTGATGGTTGCAGCCGCAGCAAATAATACCGCTGATACATTAAGGTTTTTAAGCGTAGCGGCCAAAATTAGTGATGAGTATTTGTTAAAAGCCAAAGAATTAGGTTCGCCTGAATTAATTAAACAAGGCCAAGCCATCAAATCGGAATTTGCGGGTTATATTTCTAAATGGGAAAAGGTTTATAACGAAATCAAAAAGATTCAAATCTAATGAGAATCGTTGAACTTATATTGGATGAACAACAAATGGCAAGTGGCATTGATGCGATAAGCATCGTGGAAGCACCCGCCATTGAATCCAATTTTGTTGCGTTGAAATCCCATGAAGTAAAGTTTGCCAAGGTAGATGCAGAAAAACGCATCTTAATGGGTCCGATATTGATTCCAGACAAACCCATTTACCGCAAACAAATCGTGGATGGGGCTATGGATGAATTTTACATTTACTTTTCCAAGGATACCGTTCGTAAAGCATCACAGATGTTTTTGATGAAGGGGAATCAAGGCAACGCCACTATTGAACACGAATTGGCGGTTCAAGGTGTTTGCATGGTTGAAACTTGGATTAAGGAGGACATGGACAAGGACAAATCCGCCATCTACGGGATGAACGATCCGATTGGTACATGGATGGGTTGTTTGAAAATCACCAACGATGATGTGTGGAATGATGCCAAGGATGGCAAGTTCAAAGGATTCAGCATTGAAGGTTATTTCGCAGACAAAATGAAGATGAGTAAACAACCATCATTACTGGATGAGGTCAAAGACCTTTTATTGGAATATCAAAAATCTAACAATCTAAAAAAATAAAGTTTTATGAGTATGAACGCAGAATCAATCTTGGACCGCATCATGGTAAAATTGGGTATCAATGAACCCGTTGCCGTGGAATTGGAACAAGTAAAAACCGAAGATGGTCAAGCCATTTTTGAAGCGGACACCTTTGCCGTTGGTGAAGCGGTGTTCATTGTAACCGAAGATGGTAAAATCCCCGCACCCGCAGGTGAATTCGCCATGGAAGATGGTAACATCGTTGAGGTTGATGAAAATGGTGTAATCGTTGAAATCGCTAAAAAAGAAGCCGAAGTTGAGGAAGAAATCGTTGAGGGAGTTGAAGCCCAAGACGATATCATGAAAGAAGAAATCAAGGAAGAAATGGGAATGAAACCAAAGAAGACCGTGAAATCTAAAACCGAAATGGAAGAATCTTATTTCAGCGCACAAATCAAAGAACTTGAAGCCAAGTTTGAAGCCCGTTTGTCAGCATTGGAAATGGAAAAAACTGCATTGAGTGCCGTGAACGCTGAATTGGAAGAAAGATTGGCGACTGAACCCGCCCCACACACTCCATTCAACCCCGAAGCAACAACCACAAGCAAAATGCACTTTCACATTAGCGATAAGCGTGAAAAGACAATCAAAGACCGAGTATTCGACCAACTTTTTAACTAAACCACTAAAATGAACAATAAATTAAACAAAATC